ATCATGAAAAAGTTCATATAGACCAAATTAAAAGAGGCGATTTGGATTATGATGATGAAAATGTATATTGGAAAGGCAAAGCTTACACAAGATCTAAAATGAAAGAAGGTAATCCTAATTTACCTTGGGAAAAAGAAGCTTATAGTAAAACAGATGATTACGAAACATTATGAGTAAAAAGAAATTTAAAGATACAACCGTTGGGCAACTATTATTTGGTGCTGCTTCTGTTATTAATCCTACATTAGGGAATGTACTACAAGGGGTAACATCTCCTAAAGATGCTATAGCAGCAATTACAAAATCTGATGTAAGTTTAGATGATAAAATTAAACTACAACAATTAATATACGAGCAACAGAATAAAGAAATAGAATCTATTACTTCGAGATGGGAAGCGGACTCCATGTCTGATTCTTGGTTAAGTAAAAATGTAAGACCATTAGTTCTAGTATGGTGTATAGTTATCTTTTCATTAGCAGGTATTTTAGATAGCATTGAAAGTTTACCTTTTCATATAAATGAATTATGGAATGATACTTTCGAGAAGATAATGATGTCGGTCGTATTGGCCTATTTCGGTGGACGTACAACTGAAAAGGCATCAAATATATTTAAAAAGTAAAAATCCTTAAAAATAAGTGATTATATTATAGAACAATTAAATTAAATTAAATATTATGAAAAAATTATTATTAGGTATTTGTATACTTATTAATACAGTTAGCTATAGCCAAATAAGTGAAGAAATACAAGGAGTATGGAAAGGCGAAAATAGTAGTTACTATGTATTAGTGGTTGCAGATGAAGATAAAAAGCTACAATTCGCAAATGTATCCTGGAGAGAAGGAAATATTTTAAAAGAAGAAGTAGTAGAAAAAGAAAAGAAATATATCATTACACAAATATACAATCCAAAAACAGATTGGTGGGTGTCAATTAAATACACAATGGTAGATAAAAATACAGTCCAATGTGAATTTAGTGGTGATACTGATAATGTTTCAATTTATAAACGACAATATATAACAAATTAAATTAAATAAAAATGAGTGAAGAAATTAAAAAAATTACAGAAGAAGAACTAAAACAAGTAGTAACTTTTCAAAATGATCTAGCGAAAGCTATTCAAAATGTAGGTATATTAGAAGCTGAAAAGCATGCGGTATTGCATGTAGTAGCTGGAATAAACCAAGATCAAGCGAAGTTAAAACAAGAGCTAGAAGAAAAGTATGGCTCAGTAAGTATAAATTTACAAGACGGTTCTTACGAAGAAATTAAACCAGAAACTAAAGAAGACGAAGCTGTAGAAGAAGAAAAATAGCAATGGATAATGTAATACGTAAAATCAGTATTGGATCTGATTATAAAAATGACGCTATGCATTATTCTATTGGCCAACAAGTTTATGGAGGTCATGAAATTTCTCATATTATATTAGATGAAAATGATAAATCTTATAATATTCATATAAAGAAAAACAATGAGGTATTGCCTTGGAAGAAGTTTAATTCTCACATGGCAATATCTATTGAATATGATTTAGAATATTAATGAGAAGCTTATATGATTTCATTATTGAACCAGTTGGCGAGAGATATGCTAATACTGCTACAGTAGAAGATAAAAAATTAGTATTAAACACTAAGATTGAAAGTTTTAAATTCGTAAATCGAATGGCTAAAGTTATTGAAACTCCACTAGCTTTTAAAACTCCAATCAAAAAAGGTGATATTGTTATAGTACATCAAAATATATTTCGTAGATTTTATAATATGAAAGGCGAACAACAAAATAGTCGTTCATATTTTAAAAATGGAATGTATTTTGCTGCACTAGAGCAAATTTATTTATATAAAAATACAGGTAAATGGGCAGCTATTAATGATAGATGCTTCATAAAACCACTTAAAAATACAGACGAATTTAGCACACAAAATGAAGAGCGTTGTATTGGAGTATTAAAAATAGGTAATAATACCTTAAAAGGTATCGAAATTAACCCAGGAGACAAGGTTGGTTTCAAACCCGGTGGTGAATGGGAGTTTATGATAGATAAAGAACGTGTGTATTGTATGAAATCAAATGATATAGTTATAAAATATGAACACAAAGGAAACGAAGAAGAGTATAATCCAAGCTGGGCATAAAGCAGTTGAAGAGTTAATTAAGGTAGCTAAAGAGGCTATTGTTGATTCTGATGACGATATATCAGCTGATAGATTAAAGAATGCAGCGGCAACTAAAAAATTAGCTATATTTGATGCTTTCGAAATTTTAAATAGAATTGAAGAAGAAAAGAACTTATTAGAAGATAAGCCTAAGGTTGAAGAAAAAAAAGAAAAATCTTTTAAAGGTTTTGCTGAAAGGAGGTCTAAATAATGTACGAACAAAGTTTATATAAGGTCTTACCCAACTACGTTAAATCTAAAATTCTTAAAAGAAATAATAGGTATAAAAAATGGGAGTACGGTTATAACGAGGAACACGATTTCGTAGTAATCAGTAAATCTGGAATGATTGGAGATGTATATGAAATACAAGGTTTAAAAATAGCTCTCCCTAAATTACCTAAAGAAATTAAAAAATTTGATTCAGATAAATGGGAAAGAACTCCACTACCTAAAGTTTTAGGTAAAATTAAAAGCGTATTTGAATGGGATAAATATCCTGAAGATTTCAAAGAAAAATGGTACGATTTTATTGATGAGGAATTTACCAGACGTGAAGAAGGTTTTTGGTTTTATAATAAAGATAAACCAACTTATTTAACAGGCACACATTATATGTACTTGCAATGGTCCAAAATTGATGTAGGACCACCAGATTTTAGAGAAGCAAATAGATTATTCTTTATATTCTGGGAAGCATGTAAAGCTGATATAAGATGTTACGGAATGTGTTATTTAAAAAATAGACGTTCTGGATTTTCTTTTATGGCTTCAGGAGAAGTAGTGAACTTAGCTACAATATCTAGTGATTCCAGATATGGAATATTATCTAAAACTGGACCAGATGCTAAAACGATGTTTACTGATAAGGTTGTTCCTATTTCAGTTAATTATCCTTTCTTTTTTAAACCGATTCAAGATGGTATGGATCGACCTAAAACAGAATTAGCATACAGGGTCCCAGCTTCTAAATTTACTAGAAGAAAGATTATAAGTGGTGAAGTATTAGAGGAATTAGAAGGTCTTGACACTACTATTGACTGGAAAAATACAGGAGATAACTCTTATGATGGTGAAAAGCTAAAACTATTAGTACATGATGAATCTGGTAAATGGGAAAGACCAAACAATATTTTAAATAACTGGAGGGTTACAAAAACTTGTTTACGATTAGGAAGTAGAATTATTGGTAAGTGTATGATGGGGAGTACTTCTAATGCATTAGATAAAGGTGGTGATAATTTTAAAAAACTATATGAAAGCTCAGATGTTACAAAACGAAACGCCAATGGACAGACTCGCTCAGGATTATATAGTTTGTTCATACCTATGGAATGGAACTACGAAGGATACATTAACGCTCATGGGTTACCTGTATTCGAGACACCAGAAACACCCGATGAGGACCCTCATGGGCAAAAAATAAAATTAGGTGTATTAGACTATTGGAAAAATGAAGTTGATGGTTTAAGTGATGATCAAGATGCTTTAAATGAATTTTATAGACAGTTTCCACGTACAACTAAACATGCTTTTAGGGATGAATCTAAAAACTCTTTATTTAACCTAACTAAAATATATCAACAAATAGATTGGAATGCCGATATTAGACATAGTAGTGTTATAACACAGGGATCTTTTAAATGGGTTGGAGGAATAAAAGATACAGAAGTAATGTTTGTTCAAAATAAAAACGGTAGGTTTTTTGTTTCTTGGGTTCCACCTAATAGATTACAAAATAATATAAAAGTAAAATTAGGGAAAAAGTATCCGGCTAATGAAAATTTAGGAGCATTTGGTTGTGACCCTTATGATATTTCAGGAACAGTTGATGGTCGAGGATCTAATGGTTCTTTACATGGTTTAACTAAATTTAGTATGGAAGATGTCCCTCCACATCATTTCTTTTTAGAATATATTGCTAGACCACAAACAGCTGAAATATTCTTTGAAGATGTATTAATGGCATGCATATTTTATGGGATGCCAATACTGTGTGAAAATAATAAACCCAGACTTTTATATCATTTTAAAAGAAGAGGATATAGAGGTTATGCAATGAATAGACCAGATAAAATATATAATAAATTATCTGTTACCGAAAGAGAAATTGGTGGTATACCAAATTCAAGTCAAGATATTATACAAGCACATGCTGCTGCAATAGAATCTTATATAGATGAATATGTAGGATTAAAAGAAGAAGGAAATTATGGAGATGTATATTTTCAACGTACATTAGAGGATTGGAGTAGATTTAATGTGAATAATAGAACTAAGCATGATGCCTCGATTAGTTCGGGATTAGCAATTATGGCATGCAATAAAAATAAGTATAGGCCAGTTCCTAAACTTGTAAAACAAGAATACGATTTAGGAATTAAAAGATACGACAATACAGGAGCACTATCCAAAATTATACAATAAATGAAGATAAACTATAATACTAATAGTCCTTTTCCGAGTCAAG